TTGGTGCTGACACTCGTCGCAACCTTCGCGTCGTTGACGTAGATGTGGAAGAGCGCGTCCGCCGGATTGTAGTAGAACCCGACCGAAACATAGGTGGCGTCAACCAGCGTGGTTACGGTGGTCGAGGTTGGTACGCTGTCCTTCTCGACTTCAAGGGTCAGCGAGGCCGATGCGTCGGCGGTCTTGAAGAAGATGCCGTCCGTAATGGCCCCTGCCGGTGCCGTGTTGGTGATGTGCAGACCGAAAACCGCATCCGACTGGGTAGCATCGGAAAGCGCAAAACGGGCCTTGAAGAACATCTTCTTGGTGGCATCCCAGAGCCAGCTTTCGCTGACGCCCGGTGTCCCGCCAAGCTGATACCACGCGCCATCGTTCTCGTTGGCGGCACCGGTCATCAACCAGACACCGTTGGCTTCAGGCGACTGCGTGGTCGCCGAGGTGCCGATGCCGGCTGAGACAGCCGTCTCGACCCAATCGCCCGCCGTGTAGACGTGGCAATCGTTGAAGTAGGTGTTCCACTTCGTGGGATCGGACATCCCCCAATCGAAGAGGGTCTCGCCGGGAAGCGCGTTCGACCAACCTGTTCTGCTATGCGAAGCCATGATCACAAACTCCTTTGGTTTGGACGTGCCCTTCTAGGGCCGCTCATGGTCACTGGATGGAGCGGTTTTTGCTCCGGGACATAATGCTTTTGTTGCCTGCTGAATTGTTTCGAGGGTTGCCATCCTTGTGATGGACATCTTTGCCGTCACCCTTCTTGACCCTGCCAGCCTTCTCAGCCTGAGCGCGCGCCGTGTTGCGCGCAGCGCGACGCTTCTTCTGCTCAGGCTTCTTATGGAAGGTGTCGTACTCGCGACGATAGTCTCTGGGACGGCCCATCAGCCCTCACACCAAAACGAAGATCATGTGGATACGGTTGCTGTAGCCACCGTTGTAGATCGAGTGCGGAACCTGCGGATCAATGCCGTAAGCCCTGCCAACCTCCATATGTGTCGGCACCCCATCCTCCCAGAAGAACACTCCCGGGTTGGTCTGCAGCGGCACATGCACCCGTAGACGACTGCTGTACTCATAGTCGCTGTGCTTCTTGATCCGCTGCTCGGGCACCAGATTGGCGATGATTGTCAGCGGGCATTCGACGCCGGGGCCGGCTGCATCCAACACCCAGTCGCGAACTGGCTTAATTGGGAACTCGTCAGGCCACTCGAAAATGTGACTGCAGACCTCAAGCCCATCATCCCGCCCCCACTTCCATGGCAACAGATCGAGCGCCTCAACACACGGCTGCACATCGAGGGAAGTCCGGCCCACAACAAGACCAGTCATCGCCTGATGGGAAATTCACGTCTTCGGTGGCGACGCTCGTGAAACTCTGCTCGTCGCGCCAGTGGCTTCCCCCGCAGGAGAAGTTGGTAAAATATGGCAAACTCACGCATCAATCTGGCCGATCGAGAACCACCCAGTCTTCCGACAGGATGTCCGTCTGCGATGCCATCCACGGCACCAGATCGCCTTGAGCGGTGCTCATGTAGATGTAGGGCAGCGTCATCTTGGAATGCTCATCCGGATACTGGGCCTTCAGCCACATGCCCACACCGTTCCAGCCGAGCCGGGCGATACGCTTGCCGCGCTTGAGGTCATCCAGCGCATCGCCAAATCTCACGCCCATGTCCATCAGCCAGTGACGTGTTTGACGGCCCAAAAAACCGCCTCTTCCATCTTGGTCTTAGCAAGAGAAAGCTCGCGGCTGGGCGGAAGCAGATCGAGATACTCGACGAAATCGCGACCCATATCCTTGACCGTCTTCATCGTCTGCTTTTCGGCGTCGTCGAGCACGCGGTACTCGTGGCGCATCACGTTGTTCTTGGTGCGGGCATCGGACGTGCTGTCCACCGTCACATGCCCCGTTTCCATCTTCGCTTCCATTGCCACCTCCTTGAGAGAGAAGGGGGAGCCGTAAAGCTCCCCCTACTTTCAGTTGCACTTCTAGATTTCAGAAATCAGGATGATCCCGGAGACCCATAAGCGCCGAGCGGATCGGAGACGCCAAAGCTGTAGCGCTCCCGGCTCTTGTACCGAACGTTCCCGGTGTCGAAATCGCCGTCCATCGAGTTGGACAACGCGACACGGTTGAACATCTTGAAACCATTCGGGCAATCCGTGAGGAGTGTCCACTGGTTCGGATCGGTGAGGAAGTTGTTGATCGCGTACCCCTGCGGCACCGTACCGTTCGTGTAGATCGCCGAGATATCGTTGTCGGTGGTCTCGGTGCGGTACTGGGTCTGCAGGAGCCGTGTCGCGACGAACTGGAGTGCCGGCGGCACCACAAGTTTACGCGGGCGCGCTGCAATCAACAGCCCCCGCTCGTCGGTCCACGCCGCGATGTCGATAGCAGCCTGCTCGATGCTGGCCTCGTTGAGGTCGGTAGCGACCGCAGGCCGGTTCGAGTTGACGCCGCCGCTGACAAGCGGATGCGAAGCACTGAAGAGAGCGACAGCATCGCCGGTCGTATAGGAGCCGAACCCGTTGTTGATCGGGTTGACCGCCTTGACCTGCTTGGTGTTGGACATCGACCGCGCCAGCGCCTTCGTATAACGAGCGCTGAGGCTGTCATAGAGATTGTCCTCCACGGCCTCCTCGGTGATGGAGAAGCCCATCGCGATGGTCTCGTGATCATAGCGTTGGGTCCAGACTTCCTGCGCCTCATCGTAGGCGATGGCCTCGCCTTCGCGTTTGACCGGAGCCGTATCGAAGCCGGAGAGTTTCGTCTCCTCTTCGAACGAGCGCTCCGAGTTCTCAACATCCGTATAGATCTCGGCATGCTGGTTCTCGTAGCGCCTGTACTCCATACCAAACAGAGTATTGAGGCCGGGCAGGAGTTCCTTGAGCAGTTGTGCTCTTGAAATAGCCATTGCTCAGCCTCCTAGATGCCTTCGTTGGTCGTGTAGGCATGGCCCGCAGCCCACTTCACGACGCAATCGGTAAATGCATCGTTGATAGCGGAGTTCGGACCCTGCCAAAAATCGACCAAACGAACGGGCAAGGTGTTGGTGGTAGCAGCCGTCGCGGACGCGAGCGCGTTCGCGGAGTTGCCGGTGGCGGTGGAACCTGCCGTCTGGATGAGGGCGAAGTTCGCACCGATTGCGGTCTGGGCAACCTGACCGTCCGCTTGGATGCGGAAGAGAGCGTCAGGATCGTCACAGACATAGGCGAAGGCATCGGACGCGACCGTACCTGCGGGCCATTGCTGATTGAACAGCTTGTAGTTGAGGCTCGGGTCGGTATAGCTGCAGCCCATGAAAATCCCCACCGGGGTCATGGCGTCAGTACCGACATCCTTCTCAATCGTTCCTCCGGCGACGATAGAAACAGCATCGCCGTAGAAAATGGCCGTCGCATAGTCATCGGTGATCTTGATCTGCCGGGTTGAGCCAGCAAATGGGCGACCACCAATCAGGTTCATGGGCCGCATGCCGTTGGGGGCAGCGGTAGTGGACATGGCAACTGTCCTTTCTCTGAGTGGTTAAGAAAGTGGCCTAGCCGGAGCCAGAGCCGGTTCCGAACTGGGTCACCGTGTGCTTGTCGCGGAACAACGGCATGCGCTTGTCTTGCTGTTGGCGCATGAAGTCATGATCCACCGCTTCCATCTGACGCCGCGCCACAGTTGCGTAGTGGCGAGTTCGAGAGGCAGCCCTCTCCGATGGCATCTTGCAGAGGATCAGGCCCGCGATTTCGACGGTGCCCTTAAAGGTGCTCTCCATGAACTGACCGCCCTTTGTCGGGAGAACCATCAATTCTGGATGATCTTCAGCCCGCACAGGCTCCCAACCCTCTCGAAAACGCATCGAGACGTTGGGTTTGTCCGCGATACCGAGGGTCTCGACCCTGACCCAGCGGAAATCGATGCCGGGGATCGGCTTCGGTATCGGCAGAACACTTGGCGGGAGGTACTCTTCGTAGCGCGCCTCAGAGAGGCGTGTGTCGTATTCGCGGGCGACATCCCGTGATCGCGCGGCTCGATCGGTATCGAGAGAGAAATCTTCGTCGCTCATTGTCCAATCCTTTCAAGTCGCACTTTCTCTTTTGCGAAGTCCTCAAGTGTCACGCCAAACTTCTTGGCGAGATCAACTTCAGTACTCGTTAAACGCACCTTGGTCGGTGAACCGGGCTCCCGCTGAGCGGAGGCCACGACAGTTGCAGGCTTCTTACGAGGTGTGGTCACAGACTTTCCCTCGCTCAAGTCTGGGTAGGTTGCGCCGAGCCGTTTATCCAACTCGGTGTAATAATCGTCGGTATTGGGGTCGAACCCCTCGCCGACCATCTCGTAGTGAATGCCGTAGGCGGTGAAGGTTTTGGCCTCGTTGCCATCGGCCTCGAACCACGGATTGCTTTGCACCCATTTGACCGTCTTGGGGTCAATAGGCGGTTGGGGTTGCTGCTGTTGCGGCTGCTGGTATTGCGGCTGCTGCGGCTGCTGCGGCTGCTGTCTGGCTGCCTCAACCGGCATGACGCGGGCAATATGGGTGCGCTCGGCGCTGGCCGTCGCCAACGCCTCCTGCGCATCTGCCTGCGCGTCCGCATCCCCACTTTCGACAGCCGCCTTGTAAGCGGCGCGGGCACTCAGAAGCTCGCTCGCAATACGCTTCTCAGCCTCTTTCAAGGCGATACTACGTGTCTGAGTTTCGTTGTCGCGGAGGCGGGATAACTCGTTCTGGTAGCTCACCACAAGCTGGGAAGCCTCGTTCACCTGACGCTCGGCGGCTTCCTTCTTGCGTCGCTGATCATTCTTCTCGGCGGTCAGCTTGGCTATGCGCTTTTGCACCTTCTCCGAATACTGGTCGATCTCATCGGGATCCGGATCTCCCTCGACCTCCTCCTCGGGGATAGGCGCTTTGCCACGGTCTTCGGGAGGCGTGTCGTCAACGATCTCAATCTCGAACGCTTCCTCCTCGGCTTTCTTCTTGGGTGCCGGGATGGTGAAGTCGTCGTCGTCGTCCTTAAACTGTGCGTCGGCCATCAGAGCCTCCGTATGCTGGAAAGTGCGCGTGGGTCTTCGACGACGCCGAAAACGCTGTCATCGGAGATCAGGCGGAACTCCTGCCCGTGCATCTCGAAACGGATGCCGGTGTAGGATTTAAAAAGGACGAAATCGCCCTTCTTGCACCACGGGTCACTGGGGAACCGTTTCTTATCCGAGTAGGCATCTGGCCCCATTTTCATCACGAAGCCGACGATGCTGGCGACCTGCTCCTGATCGCGAAGCTGGTCGGGGCGGTAAACGCCGCCGGCTGTCTTCTCATCGATCGTAGGCAGACCCACAAGAAGCATGTAGCCGCTGGGGTCTGGTAGCTGCTTGGCCTTCTGCTCATCCGTAGCGTCCTTCGGGAGGGGCTCCGTTGAGATTTCTGCATGCGTGTACATCACGTACTCCGGTGTGCGGTCAGTTGATGACCGTGGCTTCTTCCTCGTCCTCGTTCTGCTTGAGGTATCGCTCCTCAAGGTCAGCCAAAATGCGCTTGGCGTGAACGAGGCCGGCGACATGCCCGACATACTGTCGATACTCGGCATAGTCGTCAGCGCTGCCATTCGCCATCGCGTCAATATGGTCTTCTGCAGCTTTTTCGATCGCTGCGGAGAAGAGACCGGTGAAGGTCGCTTCGGTTACTCTGTCTTCTGCCACCGTTTACTCCTTTGCAGGCTTGGCCTGTTTTGCGATGCGCTCCTTGGACAAAATGTCCGCCGCCTTGACGCCCACCTGAGCGCCTCTTAGAGCGTTGTCTGCGGTTTGCTTGTTGTCTTCGGCTTCTTTCTCCATGACCGCTAAGGCAACATCCTTGGCGATCTTGGTCTCCTCGATCTCCTTGTCGGTGGTGATCTCCATGACCTTTTCCACATGCCGCCACTGATCGGCGCGGCCCTTGCGGTCCACTTCCTTTTCCTTGGTGCGGCTGTCGCGCTCCTGAGCAACGACCACCGGATCTTGCAGCTTGCGCTGTATCTCTGCTGCGCGCGCCTCCATCTGGTCCTTCTCCAGAAGTTGATTGGAGGCGGCAGCAGCGAGGCTGGAGAGATCGTTCTCGATCTCCGGCGGCAACGGTTCGCCCGGCGGGGGAAGCTGCACACCAAGCTGCTTCTCGATCTCACGCCGGTACTCGTAGGCTACGTGCTCGCGGATATGCGCCTCAGCCGCTGCGGTGATAGCTCCTGCGGAAGGCGACTGGCCCACGATCTCCAAGATCTTGGGATCTTTGATCGCGTTCAGGTGAACCGTGATGTGTGACGCATGGTCCTGATGCCAGTGAGCCTTGACCGGCTTCAGATTGATGAGGTTCATGTTCTCGGTCACCGGATCTTCCGGCATCGGATCTTTCGCTCCCGGGATCAAACGCTCGATATTCTCCATACCGAGGCTGTCGAGCATCGACCGGTGGAGTTCAACCTGATCGTAAATCTGGGGTGCCGTGGTCGAGAGTTGATGCGCGGCCTGATGCTGCATGATCCGCTGCGCCATCGATGAGGCATTGGGATCGGAGACCGGGATGATCGAGACCTGCTTGGGATTGTAGTCCTGCTCCCGCGAGGCCGGCGTGCCCGAGGCCGGCTCGAAATGATACTCGCCACCGTCTTCCGCGATGATCTCGGAGATCAGCTTGAACTCATCCTTCATCGAGGCGTGAAGCCTCGCTTGGATGCCGTTCATCACCTTCATCGAGCGCTCAAGCAGCGCCAACGTGGTGCCAACCGGAGCTTCGGAGTTCATCGAGGAGAGATTGAGATCGGTCAGCGACACGAAGCGCCGCGCCTCCTCGACCATCTCAAGCAGCAGCGTGTGCAGGACGGCGGAGGGCTCCCCGTAGGGCAGCGGCAGAATGTTGTCTTGGATCTTGCCGCCCGGGATATCGACATCCCGCCACTCGCCCGGATGGATCGGACTGTCGTCCCCCTTGATACGAAGCCCTCGGGACTTCAGCCCGCCGGGTAGATTGCTGAGCGTTCCAGCATCAACAAGCTGACGCAGGATCGAGGTCGAGGCTCTGGTCAACCCACCGATCAAGTGGATCAGGCCAAACCCGTAGAAGCCGATCCCGGGGATGAAGCAGTAAGCCACGAAATGTGTACGACGAATGCGGAGCGGGTCTTCCTCACGCCAGTTCCGCCGGATCGACAAAATCTTCTGCGAGCTATCTTCGATGGTGATGACGTAGGGAAGCCGGATGCCATCGGGGTCTTCATACCCGATCACATCGTAATCGACGCACATCTCCAGCAGGATGTGGCGATCGTCGGCCTCGATCGAAGGCGTCTCTCCCGTCGCTTTTTGCTTCTTCTCCTCAACCCCGGTGAACTTGGGTGCCGGCTGTTGAAGATCGACATCACTGTAGAAACCAGCGACCTGCTGCTTGCGGATCTCATTGTTTGAACGCCGCATCACATGGGTGTAGCGGGTCGCCGTGCGCAGGTCGGAAGCGCCCGTATTCACGATGAAATCCTCTGCCGGCACATACATGCTGACAGCGCGATCGAGCGTGGGGTCGCGGTAGATCTTGCGGAAGGCAGCGCCGGAGAAAGGAAGCCCGAAAAGCAGCTTCTCGGTCTCGGGCCGATACTCGGACATAACCTCGGTGAGGTTGTAGTTCATGTCCTGCTCGACGCGCTTGGACTGCTCTTCCCGGGCACGGTCGATCTTGCCGATGATCTTGGTGCGGCAGGGGCCGGCAGCCGGGAAGATTTCCATGATCGCTTGAGCTTGGAAGCGAATGATCGCTTCGAGCAGCACCGGGTGGGTAACCCCGCAAGCTCCCGGCCACGGCTGTTGCCGGGTCTCGATCTTCAGACCCAGCAGGTCCATGCCCTTCTCGAAAGTCCTCTCCCAGTCAGCCCGCGACCGCTTATCAGCCTCATAGAGCGACGCCAGATCGGACGCCATCTTCTGCAGATCGTTGTTGTCGATCTTGTCGGCGAGGTTTTCGTCGTGGTCGTATTCGACAGCCT